TATCTGCTTCGCGATTATGCTTCCCCGCCTTCTCGCCCAGTGCCAGCGCCCAAATCCTAAAAGCCGCTCTAATTAGTTCTTTCATTAGCCTTGCTGCAGTAATTCAACCTTTATCCATCCTTTATAAGATTTTCGCAGGCCCAAATACACTCGATAGAATCCATCCTTGGTGCCAAATTTTTTGCCTAAATCAAACAAATTTGAGGAAACCATGACCGAGCCATCCTTGTGAATAATTTTGTATTTCCTTTCGTCATATCGCTTGCATAAGTTCACAACCATGTCGGCATTAATCACGGCATCACTGTCCTCTGTTTTTTCAACAGTTACCCAACCCTTGTAGCTTTGTCTGTATCCCGTCATGACTCGATAAAAAGCCTGTTCATATCCACATGCAATTCCAAGGTCGCGCAAGTTTTTAACGTAAACTACGATTCCAGACTCGTGAATTAATTTGTAAACCTGAGAACTTGCTGATTCTTTCATTTTGGCAATTCTTTCTTGTTCGTCCCAAGAAATCAAGCGCCCTTCCCGCCATTCTGGGCCGGGACATCTTTTGCATTGTGTATTGCGGCGTCCATCATTCCACCACCTTGAGCCAGTCTTCTCCAGTCTGACATTTTCTTTTTCTTGGTCTGACCATACCTTACCAGATGGCCCTTGTCCTCCAGCGGTTTTGTTTAGCAAAAATCCTGTTCCATTGTCCACCCTCCCCAGCACGTTAATCATATATTTTTCATGAGAAAACGCTTGGTCTTCCGTTAGACCAGTTTTGAGTAACAATATATTTTGCCTCTCGGGCACTGGCACACGGCCATGATTTTTCCATGCCCTTGAACCTCGCCCCTTGCCAATGTAATAAGGGGTTCCATTGTCGTCAAGATACGCGTATGTGTAGAAGTCGCTCATTCGTTTTCTTTTATTCTAGCAGCGCCTTCGCCCAGATTCGCCACATTTGCTTCTTGTCGATGAATGTAAGATTTTAGTTCATGAAGATAGCCTCTAAGCATGGCCGCCTTCTCTAAATGCCACGGATCACCATGCTTTAAATACAAAGCCATATGAGCATCTACGGCCTTAAGAATATTATGAATGGGAGCGTTCCATGGCTCCCTGATGGGAGTATTAAACGTCCGACGACGCTCGTCCACGGCGGAAAAATTCTTTTATATCTTCAAATGCTACTGGAGAAAAATTGTTTCTTTCTAGGCATGCGTTGAAATAACGCTTATCAACTTGTCCATCACCAGTAAGAATTTGGTGGCAATGCAAATGGCCATGTACATTGCCCGTGTAATGCCCAGAAAGGCACGATGGATGTACGGGAACATGCGTAAAGATTAAACCACCAGGAAACGCGCTATCACAAGGATGAAAGAATGCTCCTCTCACGTCTTCAAAATATGGCAAATAGTCTTTCAATGCGCCTTGGTCATGATTGCCACGAATGAGAATCTTTCTTCCATTGAGACAAGAAAGAAGTTTTAACGATGCGCGAGGAATCACTACATCTCCAAGATGGTAAACAGTATCACGCTTTCCTACTTTTGCGTTCCATCGTTCAATAATTGTTTCGTCCATTTCTTCACACGATGCGAATGGACGTAGTGGTTCGCCATCGGGACGTACAAAATCAATCATCTTTGCGTGACCGAAGTGCGTATCACTCGTAATAAAAGCGCTCATTTTTCTTGATTCCGCGCATATTCAAGGTAGAAGCTTAATTTGCAGCCCGATAGTTGTCCGTCTTTTTCAATATTAATAACATAGGAATCCTCTCCTTGCACTTTCACCGCTTCTTCTACTGCTGCCACTCCCATTCCAATGATGGTGCCAGTGCTTACATTCAGTCTTCTCGCCAAATATTTGAGAACTGTTTGTAAATCTTCACCAACGTCATACGTGGCCGCACGAGGCGATGGTTTGAACATGGTTCAATGGAGAAGAAAGCTCATCATAAGACAGCCCCAGGAATCGAACCTAGTATTCCAAGCTATGAGCTTGGCGTGTACCACAACACTTAACCGTCAGATGGTCCAAGCGTGAAGCGCCTCAAGGACGAACAGAGGCTTGGACTCTTTGCCTTTTGCGCTTGCCAAATGGGTCCCCAGCGCGGGCGGCTAGCCCAGCCCGATGCAAAAGCAGAGCGGAATCGAACCGCTCGGGCGCCGTCGCGCCCACCACCAAGGTGCTCTCCCAAGGCCCCTCCTGTTTGTGCATCATCCCTAGAAACCATTTTGTTGGCGCCAACAGCATGGTTTCCGTTTGAGAGCTAAGCATGGAGGGGGAGTGATGGAGCAAGCGTGACTGGCCTGCCGACAATCGGGCTGTGAGTTAACCAGGCGTATCCAAACAGAGGCTTGCCCTCTATCAAAACGCAAGCCAGGAAAGGCACTCCACAACTAATAGGTGGACCTCAGAACTGGCCGCTCCACACCAAGCAGAGTTGATGCGGGAGGTGATTGACACGCTGGAGGGCTAAGTCTGCGTCCCTTATTCCAGCGCGGCCCAGCGTGTCAAGCTAGGACTTGAGCCCGATGCAAAGCAGAGCGGGGACTCAACAAGTATAGCAAAAGGCGCCCCGAAAGGCGCCTTGCGTTCATGTTATCCCTCACCGCGCTTAGACAGGTACAGAATCGCACGCTCAAGGCGTTCGATAGTGTCGTTTGCGTGTCCCAAAAGCAGATTGCACTTGTTGCACAGCAAACCGCGAACTTTGCCGCTCGCGTGGCAATGGTCAATTACCAGCTTTCCATTGCGCTCAATCTCACCAGGAGCAAAACAAATTGCGCATTGATTGCTCTGCGCTTTGACCATATCTTCGTAATCTTTGACAGTAATCCCATACTGACGCTTCATCCTTTGCTCGCGCTGTGTTTCTGGGTCGGGCTTCTTGAGTTCACCCTCAGCGCGAAGCCGTTCTCGGCGCTCCTTGTCGTAAACACTTTTCTGCTCTTTGCGACGCGAAAGAATGTCATTTCTGACATACCGCTCACGAGCTTTTTTGTTTTCGCACTTTCGACAGACAGCGCTTAGCCCCATGACGCCGCCTTTGCTTTTGGCGTAACAATTAAAAGGCTTCCAGGTTTTGCAGGAATTACAAATCCTCTGCCCGTTTTTAATTACTTCGCCAGAAGCGTATCGTCCGTCTCCAGGCTCTGGTTCTTTCCGCTGATATAGTGGTGATGGGTCATCTTTTGGCCGCTTAGGCATCGTCTTCCTTGCGAGGGAATTACAATTCTAGCGACGTTTGCGAAGATGACCTCACCACCCCAAATTAATCATCCCTGCCCATATGCTGGGAGGTTTACATTTGAACTTTCAAAAAAACTGATCATCCTCGATGCACGGCTTTCCTGCATGTCAGATGTCTTGCCTTCCCAGAAAAGGCGCTCAGAACGCTTCATCCAGGCGTCTTTATCCAGCCATTTATCCTCATGACTACCAAGTTTTTCAAAAAGCCAAGCAGCAGTGGCTGCGCGAAGCTTATTGAGGCTCTGCGAATCTTTCTCGTTTAGTTCCTTAGCAACCAATCCATGCACTCCGCAGTGAACTTGCTCGTCACGACTTATATCGGCAGAAACAGTACGCATGCCAATATTGCCGTTAAAGCGAAAGAAAGGAAGTGCAACAAAGAAAATGCTGCGTTCAATAATTGATACTTTGTGAATCGGATGAGCAGGGTGCTCCATCCATGCTTTCAGAATTTGTTTTACTTCGCGCTCCGCCTTCTCGTCGGTGCCATAAGCAGCGGCCACATAATTCAAGGCCTCATCGTGCCGCTCCTCATCGGTCTGGTTGGATCGCAAAGCTTCAACAACACCAGGAGTAGAGGGAAGATCTTTTGCGAGCCCCTGCTCCAGCAAATCTTTCACGGGAAGCTCAATATGGCGCAGCGCCAAAGCCTTGTAAAGCGTCTCCTCTGCACCCTCTTTGACGGGGGAATTATCCACAGGAGTAGCCTGCCAAGGACGTTTTTTAGCAATCATGGACAAATAGGGGCTCTTTTTAGCAATCATGGATAGATAGGGGCTCTTGACAGCGTTCATGGTCGTAGTATCATTCGGTGGTGTGTGAGGAGAAAGGGGGCTCTAGGCCCCCTTCTTTTTTCATTCAGCGCAAGCAGCGCAAAAGCCAGCTTCTAAATCACAGGACGCAGAAGATCCGTCAGCTTCAGACTCTTCGTCCAAGCCAAACATGCTCTTAAAATCGTCGTCCAATGCAGCATATGCATCGTCCTTGCGCTGAGTATCAGGCAGGACTTGCAGGCTGTAATAGAGGCTCGTCTGAGATGATTCTAGCCAATCACGAAGGAACCCTTCGTCGTAAATGACCATATCGCTCCATGAATTAAACGAATAACCATGGAAAAGACCAGTGCGTTGATACAGCGAAACAATGCCATCAGCCACGCGCTTGTAATTGGCCCAGCCCACTTCGGCGGCAATTTCTACATTGCCATAATCAAACGTCTCCACACCAAACGTGCCACTATCCCGATCAACAATGCGTCCAATGGGAGGGGCAATTTCAGGAGCCGTGGTAAAGCCACGGGAATCGAGATAGCGATAGGAGCATGATGCAGTGGGGGCAATGCAGAAAGCACGTTCCATGCCATGTTCACGAGCAATTTCAGCAGCAGAGCGAATGCCCTGGTCAATAGCGTAGACGGCTTTTCCGGCCACGGTATCAGTCCAATAGTGACACCAGGGATGGGGATCTTCAATCAAATAGGCTTCAAGAGCTTTTCCAAAATCTTCGTAGCTAATGCCATGGATGGCAAGGAAATTAGCCAGGCCCAACACGCCCAAGCCAATTTGTTTATCAATGGTGGGAGAAAGATATTCTCCAGTGTCACCCACGCCAGTATTGGGATGGAGATCACAAAGCTGCGTCATGCCTTCAACAAAAGCACCTTGCAAATTATCAAAACTACAGGCGCCAAGATTCACATGCTGCAACAAGCAAGTGCCACGATGCGGAAGATAAACTTCCAGGCAAACATTTGCCCGAATGCGCTCTCCTTTTGCATTGAAACGAATTTTGTTTAGCCAGATGTCACCATTGCCAATTCCCTTCAGCAATGCAGCAATAAATTCTTGAGAACTATTTTCAATAAACTTCTCATCCACATTGATACAACGCTTCACCCAAGGCAGCTCACTGCGCGAAGCATTGATAAATTCCAAGGCATCGGGATGGCCATAATCAAGATGCAAAACTACGGCACCATTTTTGTAGATGCCGCCACGCCGCAGAATTTCATTGAGCGTGGAATAAATCTTACCAAAACTTACAGGACCACTAGCTACTAGCCCTTTGCCATTTTCATCGCCCTTTTCACGCAAATTAGACAAATGCACCGCCACGCCAGCACCATTCCGTAGCCCATGGGATACAAAGCGCCAAGATGCTTCAATGCCATCTTCGCCTTCCATTGAATCCTCCACGTTGAAAACCGTGCAGCTCACGGGAAGACGGCTTTCAGAATTATCTAGCCAGTCCTGCACCCTACCAGTGCGTGCAATTGGCTCACATTGTGCTTTTTCTTTCAGGCTCATGAGACAACAAAAGGGGGCGCTGCCCCCTGACGATCAACTAAGGAAGGCTAGCGTAAACGCCCTTTTCCAAGGGCTTTCTTAAGGAAGACGACATAACCAAATGGCATGCCAAGTGCCCGCCATCAATGCAATGCCAAGCAGGCCCGACCATAGTGCCACACGCAGCTCATGCTCACGGATGGAACGATGGACAAAAGCTTTCATTTCTTCTTCAGTCATTAGTCGCAAAGATTTTCAGCATCTTCCATGGAGAGACGGTCCTTGATAAATAGTTTCGCTTCGTTAAGCGTGCGGAAATAATGCGGCTCACCATCAATGGCGCTAAACCATTGAAACTCTGGCTTGCTGAAACAAGGCCATAGTTTGTAAGGACCATAGTTAAATGGTTGACGCTCTGGCAAACCGAACATAGCAATAGTTCGTAGTTTTACCACGCTAGTTCTTCTCCTAAATCGTACATGCATTATTTAATACATTCTTCAGCAAACCGCCATCCACTGTCTGAATCCTTAAGAAATTGTGAAGATTTTTAGGCTTTTGTATCGCCATGATACGAAAAAGCCCACATTTTGCTCACACCACAAGATACGATAGCCGTAAGCGGAGCATCGCTTAAATTTACTAAGCGCTCCGCAAGCCAGTGCAGGCATGATTAGCCGCGCTTCTAGGCCAGTGAGCCCCCAAGGCGAACGTTCTATACAAGCGGCGGAAATCAAAAGGCTTGACTAGCTGCGTTCTCTAGACCACTGAGCCCCCAAAGGGCGAAGGTCTTAGACGAGCAGCGAAAATCAAAAGCCCGCGCAAGAAAGGCTGGTCCAGCTCCTAAGTAATGGGCTGCCCATAGTGTGCGTAGCATCCAGGAAAACGCTTTTTGTTTCAACTATCTTTAAAAGCTTGAACGGCGGCTTTAGGCCGCCTTTTTGCTAATAACAATGGAAAGGAGAATGCGCGATTTTGTGCGTCATTCCAGCGCCTTTAGGGCGCTTCCATTGGAGAAGCTAATCGTCTGAAACGCTTCAAGCTGCGCACTCTGCGAGTGCTTGCTTTCAGCGTGTGGCAACTGGCTTTTTGCTGGTTATATTTCATAGAGCAGTTTCAAATTGATGGTCGAAATTAAGGCTTGTTCCACGTGCTACACCTTTCAGCCCTTTGATGCTTTCTACAAAGTAAAGGCCAATAAAGATGGACGAATGAATTGGTGTGCTGCTTGCGATAAAGCGAGAAGTCAAAAATATCGCGAAGCAAATCGAGAAAAAGAGCGCGTTCGCAATCGTGACTATGGCAAACGCAAAGCTCATATGATTCGCGCAAGAGTAAAACGTTGGCGCAAAGAAAACCCTGGAAAGGCTCGCGCCATAGGACGAATGAGAGAAGCACAAAAAATTAACGCTTGCCCTCCATGGGCGCGAAAAGGCCCTGTTCGTAAAGAAATACAAGCTCACTATCTTCACGCAGAATGGCTAGAGCAAATTATTGGAACACCATTTCATGTGGATCATATTGTTCCTCTACAAAACGATTTTGTATGTGGCTTGCATGTACCAGCAAACTTAATGGTCTTAGAGGCTTCTCAGAATATTGAAAAGAATGCATATTGGTGGCCAGAACAACTTGACTGCCAACGTGGACAAGGACGTTCTCACGCTTGGTGGCGCCAAATGAAAGCTAATGAGCATTTATGCAATTGGTAAGTATTTATACTTAGAAGTCGAATTTTCTAGACGAAAAATAGCGCCACTTTTTTTGGTGTATACCGCAGCCCCAAAACCGCTGGCGTAGCTTCTACCGCGCCAGGGCTCAAAAGTCAAGCGTTGTCACAATACGTTATAAAAAGTTTTCCACAGCCCTGTGGAAAAAGTTATTCTCCCTACCAATAGGTTCGCCAGTCTGAGACTGACTGCCAGAACCCGCTAGGGTCGTCATCCTGACGCGTTAAGAGCCCGGCATGATGGAACATACCGGGCTGGGTTTTGACCGCTTGTGGGAGCTCCTAGAAGCCTCTCAGAATTCTTGATTCTCAGCCATAAAATCTACAATTTGAGACTGTAGTTCAGTGATGGCACATTCGCGAGCGTAACTGTAGGCTACATCTTGCGCAAGTTGGAGAGAATCTAGAAAGGCGCAAGCATCATCAAACGTGCTGAATATTTCAGCATAGAATGTTTGGCCGCAGTCTGATTCTGTGATGTAGAACATTTTGAGAATTGCGAGAGTGTACACAATGGGGCCGCAATCGCGGCCCGCTAAGTTAAGCGATGCAGAATGCTTTTTTGTCGGCTTCGGTGTATTTAATGCCGTGGGGTAGTTTAAATCGCAGGCCAATGATGTTGCCGCCACCAATGTCAGCAGGCCGAAAATCGCTTAAATCTCCATCGTAAACATTGAAAACGCGGCCCGTCATTCTATCGGTGGGGAGAAAATCAAAGCGCGAACAGTCTACATAGTGGGGCAAATCTTGCCCTTTTTTGAGCATAAAAGCGGCTGCCACATTTACGCCATTTTTGAGAGCATCGCGGCAAATCGCAAGATTTGCGCTATTTTCCCAGCCATCAAATGATGCCGTCAGGTGATACCCAAGACGCTTGCATTCTGCCCAGTTACGTTTAATTTTTGTATAGTCATAGAAAATAGGGCGATTTGGAGCATGTTCTGCCGTTGCATTGAATATTTCAAAAATATTGCGCTTGCCTGATGGTAGGTCGCGTCCGAATTTGCGGCGGCAGAATGTAGCAAATTCTGGCGTCACGAAAAAATCTATATTTTCCCACGCAATGTCTGACGTACCATTCAGTCGAATTGCAATATTTTCGTCGGTGTTTGTATTCAGCTTGGCAAGAATTGCAACAACCAACAATTGCGCGAATCGCTGTTTGTCGGCGTTGAATGCTAACGTCCGGCGAATTCTGGCCTTTTGTTTATTTGTCATATAGACGGGATTGCCTGCAAAGTGTAGGCAAATCTTGCGACAATTGCCAGCACCGGGGCAAACATTAACGCCTGAAATATTACTAGGGGCAAGATGTAGAATATATGTTTGGACTTTAGATTTTTCAGTTTTTGGATTGGTTGAGAGAATGTCACGGCAGGAGATTTTATACTGTTTGCACATTGAAGCCAAATCAACGGGCAGTTTGGCGCGTGAATTCAGAACAGTGGTAGGCATTGTTTTTTTGTGGGGGAATGTTTTTTGAATGTTTGGAGAATGCTTGTCAGAATTCGCCCGGAAGTTTAACGCTGACACTCACAGACTGTTGCAAAGCGTGCAAAGCGCCCATAACTGCGGGACTGCGTGAGATTTCCGGATTGGCCGCCAATCCCTCATTAAAGAGAAAAAACAAGGCCGTGAATTGCGATTCTGTGAGAGCTGGAATTTGCTTTTTTGCTTTTGTCATTTTTTTTGATCGGTTGAGAGAATCGCGGAATCGCTTCCGGCGATGCATGCATCCTTGCAAAAATCAACGGTGCTGACAAGTGGACGGTTTAGCAAAGCGTCCACTATGCAGCGGCGTTGCGGGATGGTATGGGGTCGCGCGATTCTGGCCGCAACGACAAACAAAAAAATGAACGCGCACGCGCGTACCATGGCACCCGCCAAACAGTCAACCGCTGCAACATTCCGTAACATTCAGCGCCCATACCATGGGACGGGTGAGAATCGCCGGATTGTAAACAAAAATCACAAAAGGCCAGAATGTAGCAACGGATACCGACAAAAAAACCTAGGCAATTGTTTACATTCAGTGCCAAACAGCAGGCAACATTTAGCACTGCGCAGTTGCGCTCACCTAGTGGCGCACGGTGAGGCTCACATAGGCTCAAACAGCAGGGCTCACATACTGTCGACAATCCGGGGTCATTTAGGAGATACAAACACCGGCCAAACATCCGGGCAGTTAGCTACATTTAAGGGCGCCACCAGTAGGCTACATTTAGGAGGGCAAATCAGGCCGCCAGACTATTTAGCACGAGATGCTAGAAATCTGGCACGAGAGGCTATTTAGCGCGAGATGCTAGAAATCTAGTGCCTAACGCTGCCTAGCACGAGATGCTACAAATTTAGCATCAGGCGCTAGAAATCTAGTGTTTAGCACGAGATGCTAGAAATTTAGCGCGAGATGCTAAATGCTAAAAATTTAGCGCAACATGCTAAATGCAGCCAGGCGCATACCCTGATACAACCCTAGCCGGACCCTAGATACGAAGCCAGCCGGACCCTGATACATTCCTAGCCGGTTCCAAAATTTCCTGATACATTCCTAGCCAGTCCCTAAATACAAAGCCAGCCGGATCCTACCAACCATGACCATCAAAAGCCGCCTTGAGGGCGGCTTCTTCGCTGGCAAACGGCCCTCCCACTGCATTGTCATCAGCATCGTCATACCAATACCAGCCTTCCACTAATTCAGTGCCCTTACAGCAGTCTTCAGAGAAGAAATCGATGAGGATCATGGGCATTCTCCAAATTCAATCAAAGCATCACGCAAGAAATCAACTAAATGCTGCTTGCTAATAGTGTTGAAAATATTTGCCACATAGGCCCTGCCTTCTTCGTTTCCTTCATAGACAACATATCCCCTCCACCAATCGTCAATAAAGTACAAAAGTTCGGAATCATCAATATTGCTCATTTCACTGCCTCCTGGAGCCTTTTCCACATCCATTGTTCCTTGGTATCAGGGCGCATCAGCTCATAGCCTTCATGATCAATGATGGCATCACCAGCGCTGTCCACGTGGCCTTCAAGCTCCATGCGCCAGATGCCCCTACAAGAGCCTTCCTGGTCAAAGATGGCAATAGTGTCCTCCCGATCCTCCATCGCTTGCCTGACGTGGAACAGAAGGTCTCTCAAGCGGGCCGCTTGGTAGCGGCCCTTGCTGGGGGGGAAATACGGGCCGTTGTCTTGGTAAGTAGCAATGGTAAGCATGGTTCAGAAAGCGAGATGATCGGGAAGGAAGTCAGGCTCTTCTTCAGCCTCGTGGACAATTTCTTTGAGCTGGTCAATAATACAGCGAATGGCATACGCTGCACCAGGCCCCACTTGGTCTAGCAGCTCGTCCATTGTCCTGATTTCATCATGCACGTCTTGAATGGTTTCAAACGTCTTGAGGGCGTAAGGCACGCCCCATTCATCATCAACAATGAGAGAATAAGGCATCAATCAAAGCTCCTTGTCTGCTGCAATGTATTCGGCAATATCTTTAAAGCTTGCATTGTAATGATCATTATGATCAGTGGCAAAATTATGCAAAATCATAGGATTGGGCGCATCAATACCAGACCAATCTTGCACCGACTGAGGAAGAGTTCCGCCTTCTTCTTCAAAGCTCCACAAATCAGCAGAATCTTGCTTCCATTGAAGACCATACTCTTTGATATATAAATCAGTGAGCACTCCTAAGCAGCAGAACTTTCCGCAATGGAAAAGGCTGTCTTTGCCTTGCTGGTATTCACCAGAGCGAAGAGCTTCTATCCAGCGTTGCTTGATTTCTTGGTTCATCATGGTTCAGTCCTCAATAATGCGGAAATCAAGATCGTTTTCCTTTTTAATCCATCTGCATTGATTCAGTTCAGGCCACACAACAAAAAGCTTATCGTGATGATCTTGCTCAACAACGGCAGTAGTGAGCTTATTACCAATGCGAGATTTGCCTTTCTTTGAGATGGCAATAATGTTGATGAAGTCCATTGTTTTAAAGGGGAGAGCGGGCCGCTTGTGGCGGCCCTTGTGCGAATCAGGCGGCTTGCTTGTCCATCCAACGCTGGCGATCATCAGCGCTTTCAAAGAGAGCCACTGGCTCGTCGCTGCTGGGCTTGGTGCAGAAGAACTTGCTGGTGAGCAGCTTGCTGGTGCGAGCATCGCGGAAGTCTGCTGTCCAGAGCCAGAAGCCCTGACAGGAAGCAACTAGCTTCACGCGCCGCTCAGTGCCCTTAGGAGCGCAGGAACGCCACCACTGCCCTTGAGTGGGGGAGAAGGCGGCCATGGTGAAGATAAGACGGTCAGTCATTGGAAGAAGGAAAGGAGAAGCTCGCGCCTCGTTGGAACCAATATATATGCAAAAGGGGCCTGATGGCCCCTTTGTTACAAAGCTTCACACAAGCTCAATGCGATCAATGGCGAAGTCGGGGTGGAGCTGCTGGCAAACGGAACGAGCCTGCTCAGCAGAGAATGCGATATATGCAAGTGCGTCATAACGCTGGTTCCTGCGGCAGAAGCCATGGCAGACAAACTTACGCTCTACAGGCTCGATGGTCTTGATGATGTAGTGGGGGCGGGAATCTGTCACGTGCTGCGTAGCCTGCTCAGGGGAAGAAGCATCAATGAGAAGCTCGCACTGGCCGCCATTGCGGGAGTTGGTGCAGAGGATGGAATAGGAGGTCATTGGTCTTGGGAAGGAGAGGCTCGCGCCTCGTTGGAACAACAATACAGCAGAAAGGGGGCCAGAAGCCCCCTATTCATAAATCGTTACAAAGCTCAGGCTTGCTCGATCAGGCTCACCCAATAGCAATCAGGAAAATCTTCGTCTTGGTAGGAATGTACTAGTCCTTTGCTGATCAGGGCGCTCAGCACGCCAGCGCAAACGTGGTCGTTATTGAAAGGAGATAGCTCGTGAAGCCAGCCGCAACCAGGCTCGTCCATGCCTTCCTGGATTGAGCTATAGAGAAGCTGTTCTTTGTCGGTGAGGGTCATTGGTCTTGGAAAGGAGGGGCTCGCGCTCCGTTGAACCAACAATACAGCCTAGAGGGCCTGTAATGCCCGTCTGTTACAAAGCTTTACAAAGCTGGCAGCATGATCCAGCCAGTGTAGTTAGGAGCAGAACGATCCACGCGAATGAGCCCTTTCTTTTCTAATGCTTCAAGAGCGTTTAAATACATATCAATGCGATTGCCAACAAGGAAATTCTTTGGCACAAAGCATGGTGCATGTTTATTGCGCTTTTGATGGGCAAGAAAGTGGCAATAAAGATTGCGCTGGTTAATAGAAAGTCCAGAATTAACAATTGTCATCACATTTGATCGCAAATTCCCATCAACACTTCACCAACGTATTTCTTGGCAGCTTCAATGTGACCAAAAGCTTCAGAGCGTTCATCACGAGCCTGATAGTAAGCATCAGGGCCTTGTGGATAGAAATCACGCCCGTTGCAGGTGGTGGAAGCAAAAGCTTCCAGGGCTTTGGTGAGCGCATCGTAGGCGGCAGCGTATTCATCACGGAGAGTAGTTTTACCAGTGCCATTGAGATGGAGAGTGGGGACAGTTGCCATTGGGGAGGTTGCGGAGGGTTCGGAGGGTGCGGAGGGTCTAGCCGTGGAGGACGTTGTTGAAATAACGCTCAGCTTGCCACTTATGGTCAAAGATGCCGTAGCTAGTGGTCTGAAGCTGGAATTCAGTAATGCGTTCCCAGCCATAAGCTTCCCACTTGCGGGAACCATCAGCGCAGAGATATTGTTGGATGCCATAGCCACTGTGTTGAGCCTGGCGATCAGCTTCGAGGCGGGCTTCGTAGGAGGGATAGTGTTTCATGGTTCAGAAAGAGAGAGCTTGACCGTTAGCTTTAACGCTGATCACGCGCTCGCAATCAAACGAACGCCAGGCGCCTTCGCCTGCAGTGCGAGCGATGCGGAAATCACGGCAACGGACGATGCTGGGCTTCTTCATGGCAGTGCCAGTGCCCTTGATTTCCTTGCTGTCGCGGGGGTTGAACTGGAGGCTGCGAATGGAGCCATCAGCCTTGACGAACTGCACGCTGACGATGCTGCTGCCAGCGTTGTGAATGAATTGACGGACGAGAAAGGTTTTGTCCATGATTGAGGAGAGATGAGGGCTCGCGCCCTGTCATGTCAATATGGAGCATGGTGATTTCTTTGTCAAGCCTAGATCTATCAGTATTTTTAATGAGTGTCAATACTGCTCAAATGCTGAAAGGCAAAAAGGCACCTTGCGGTGCCTTTTTATT